GAAGAACATATCTCCCAGTTAGAACGATTGCGAATATCCTTGGAGCGTCAACATCTTACGAAAGCGGTGAAGTATTGTTGACTACCAGCACCAAAGTTACGGAGAACGAGGATGAGGAACAAAGACACATCCAAATAACTCTAATACAAAATAGAATTTCTGAAATTGATGAAGCGTTAGCTAGAGGTCGCCAAAATCTCCAAGCTGCTCAAAATTTGCTCAATGGTGCTTTGAGTGATCCAAAGGCTGCGGAATCTGTGTCGATGTATCAATGGATGGTTGACCAAGCACAGACATCCATTTCAAAGCTAGAGCAGGAGAAATCTGATCTTGAAACTAAACTCAATGCATTGCAAAATCAATAACCACATAAACCAGGAGTCCGCCAAACGAAGGACTCTTTTTTATTACAGAAATCTTCTGCCTTCCGGCCTGATCCGGTATTCGCCAGGAGGCAAACGGTCGTCATGGGGAGAAGGTGGAGGCGGAACATAGTCCTTAACTTCGAGGTAGCCTTTTTTGCCAAGGTCGCTAATGTAGCGACCGTTATAAATAACGGCAAAGATTATCCACGTGATAATCAGGCCGAATCCGAATGTAAAAAACCCGACAATGACGTTTGTGATCAACATAACAAAAAACCATTTTAAGTCACCGCGAAGGAGTGGAACGAAAAAACTAAAAAACAGGGTAGTCCAAGAAAAGCCCTTTTTACATTTAATTTCGTGCCCGGAAGCATAATGCCGAAGGGTTATTTTCATACCATCACCTAATGTCGTTTTCTAGTGCTTTCGACACAGAGGTATAAATTTCCTTCTTATTTTCAAGAGTCCGTCTATAGGCGGGCTCTTTTATTATGCCCAAAGGAGGCTAACCATGGCTAACATCCAACCCATCATCCGCATCGAGATCAATCCCAATAGGCCGGTCCCGGAAATCTGCGCCGTTATTATGTCCGTGCTTCCTTATCATCCCGGACAGGACGAGGCCATTTTGAAAGGTATCAGAGACGCGATAGACAAACGGATCGAACTGCTGCAGAAGGGAGATGAAAAGAAGAATGGCTAACAATCGATACTGTAATCTTCCGGGTTCTTCTAAAATTAGCGAAACATATGATCGGATTAATGCAGGGTTCGGGAAAGTACAAGAAGAGATGGATGCGCGTATCGCAGAAGAAGGCAATCTTCAGGGTCAGATCGATGCGCATAAAGCCTCTACGACCGCTCACTCTGCCGATCATATTACGTATAGTGGTCGGGTGCCCGCGACCAACGTAAAGGATGCTATCGACAAGCAAGACCAGCGGATCGATAACCTCGCTGCCAGCGCCGGCGACAGTAATACAGAGATTGTAGATATGCGGCATAGTGCTCCGTTTAATGAGACATTCCCGGTTGCCGGTGATCGGGTTGCAGCGTTGGAGATGGATACGATTGAGCGCGGTATCAACGTAAAGCGGTATGGTGTAAAAGGCGATGGGGTAACAGATGACGCTACGGCGTTGTCTGCGCTGCTGACGGAAATCGGTTCTGCAGAAGCGACAATAATTCTTCCGCGAGGCACTTACATTATCGGCTCCGATGTTACTATTCCCGATAATGTCACGCTAGAATTTAAGCGCGGAGCTAAACTGGCACCTGTAAGTAATGTTACCGTAACGATCAACGGGACGGTCATAGCCGGATTCACTCGCATATTTGCCGGCGACGGTACTATATCCGGTTCCATGGTAGTTGATTTTATTCCACCTCAGTGGTGGGGAGCTAAAGGGGACGGGGTTACTGATGATACAAATGCCCTAATGCTTGCACTCGAGGCCGCTTATAACTCCGGAGTTTATGTAAGGTTAATCGAAGGGACGTACTGTTATACGAATCTTGCGATCTACCCCGGTACGGTGATCTTGGGTGATAAACGGGCGTCGACAATTTTAAAACACATTGGCAGCGGTACGGCGATCGTATCTGGAGCTTCCGGCAATAATTCCTACCCCCAATTAGCTAGGCTAACGATCGAACTTAATCCCAATACAACCGTCGGTATTGACTGGTCCGGTTGCACGATGGGTATACTTTCAGACCTGCGCATTTCTGGCAAAGGGTCAACCGGTATCGGGATTATCCTTGGACGAGGGCCCGAACAAGTAAAAAGCGGGTATTACAACAGTCTGTATGATGTGCAAATTGCGTGTGAACCCGAAGAACCTCATCTCAATATAGGCTTCCAGTTCATCTACGGTGCAAATTCTAATAGGCTTATCGGTTGCCGCACCAATTATGTCGATAATCCTGTTATAATCGAAGCATGCAACAACAACAGCTTTATTTCCAACGCATTTGAGCAATTTGTTCGTGGCATTTACAACAATGGTCGTAACAACTTGGTAGCCGGTAACAGATTCGAAGATCAATCACAAAGTAATAATGCGATTGCGGTTGAACTTGGACCTGATTCACAAGAAAATGTGACGATAGGTAACAACTATACGAATGTGAAGCTTCCTAGGATTTTGGACAACTCAACGTTCCGAAGCAACCAGAACTTTGATTATTATATTCACGATAGCGTCGAAATCAGAATGCGCAACTATCCAATTTCGGGCGCTAAATATGTGGGGCTACAAAAACAAACGCAATTCTTTTCAAATCCCGATGGAACATTTGCTTACTTTGATGCTGGTGTGCTTTCATCGGGGCAAGGATTATTTTTTCGCGAAAATTCGTCTTTGAGAAAAGTAAGTTTGATACAATCAGGATCGTATGGTGGTCGTCCAACTAACGTTGTAACAGGGCATGAGTATTTCGATACATCTCTTGGTCAGCCTGTTTGGTGGAATGGTACGTCCTGGATGCAATCCGGTAAAATAGTTTCTGTTCCATCATCTGCAACATCACCTGGAGTTCCCGGTGATTGGGCGTTCGATACTAATTATTTGTATATCTGTTATGCAACAAACAGTTGGCGTAGGATCGCTTTGAGTTCATGGTGAGGAGGAGTTAAAATGGCATTGTCCATGCAGTATACAACCGTTCAAGGCATTGAGTTGCCGGCAGCCTATATCAAGATCGATGAGCAAAGTGGAATTGAAAAAATTTACATCCGAGTAAGCTATTATGCTTCCAGGGGGCACCGATTGGACGGCAAGGCATGGCTTGAGCAAGAGGTTTACTCCTTTGTTCCGTCTGTAGCAGATGATGCGCCTAATTTTATTAAACAAGGGTATGAATATCTTAAAACGCTGGATAAATTCAAAGTCGCGATTGATGTTTTAGAATAATATCCACTTATGGCTGTGGCAAAAATTACTGTCAAAGAATTATATGGAGTGATAGAATAATCTTGTTAAAACTAGAATAATTGAAACAAGGAGATAATGCCGGATGCAATATGTGCAAAATGTGATCAGACCTAAAAATACTCCATTATTTTTAATATTTATATCTATTTGTTTTAGCTTCTATTACATCGACTTAGGTTTTGCATTTAAACCTTTTATGATATTTTCTCTTTTGTTCTTTTTACTTTCTTTAAATAAATTCGTCATACACAAGCCTATGATCTATGAAAAAATGTTGCTGTTTTACTTTTTGTATTATTGTACAACAGGTTTATTTGCAAAATATCCAGCGGCAAGTTTGAGGTTAATTCTAGGTGTCTGCTTGGTTGTTTTTTGTTATTTTGTAATTAAATACATTATGTCCTTAGCAAGTTTAGAAAATATAGAAAAAACAATTTTAGTCACCGGGATCATCTTTAATTCGCTTTCTCTTATTCTTTATGTAGCCGGAATTTTAAAGCTTGGTTTTATTGGTGGAAACCAGATTAAAGAGTTGGGAGTCATGATGGATCGTGGATTCCCAAGGTTGATCGGATTAACAGCCGACCCCAATATATTTTGTTTTTATAACTTTGTCTTCTTTTTCTTTTACCTTACGCACTTAAACAAAAAGTGGGCTAAAACTGGATTCTTCTTATCATCTGCAACTATGCTGCTGTCTTTATCAAGAGGCGGACTAATATCGATTGCTTTTGGGTTAGGATTAATGTTTTTTACCTCTAGTTTGAGCAAGAAAATTAAAATGGTGTTTGTTTTTCCTATATCTTGTTATCTAATTAATTTACTGATAAAAACAACCATTAATATAGACGTTTTTAAAATGGTGACTGATCGATTTTTAGCCAACGATGGCGGAAGTGGGAGATTAAGCATTTGGGAAAAAGGCTTAGAATTGTTTCAGCAACATCCGATTTTTGGCGTCGGAATAGGTAATTATAGGCCTCATGTTATTGCGGAATATGGTAATGCAATATATATGCACAACACATATCTAGAGACTCTTGTCGAAAGTGGAGTTATAGGAATTACTATTTATGCGCTCATTTTTTTGTTCGTATTTTTTACGTATTTTAAGAATAGGCATCAACTGAATGATAATGGATACCTAATTTACACTTTCATAGCAGTAACATTTATGATGGCCACATACTCTTTTATGGTGAATGAGATTTTCTTTTTAGCTCTGGCCTTAATTTGGAGGTATTTATACGAAATCCAAAGAAAACAATTGATTTAAAAAAGCGCCCAATGGGCGTAGTTTATTTGATGTGATCGTATGATCGAAGTCTACAACCAAAACGTACAGTTCGTCGACTACTTAGAAAAACGACTTCAATATTTAGTAAAAGGGCTCCGAATAATGCGGGGCCTATTTTATTGGGGGGTATGGGGATGGATTATATACCAATCATCGTTTCAGCGGCCGCTGCAATCAGCGGTATCTTCCTCGGGTGGCTTGGTCGTTCTCGCTCGATCCGGAAAGACGTAGCTGCAGAGGCCAGCCAGGACGCCTCGCTGCGTGTTGACGTCGAGTATATCAAACGGGGCGTCGACGACGTGAGGGTCGAGCAAAAGCTGCAAAGGCAGCATTTCGACGCGTTGGCCGAGCGCGTGACGCGGGTGGAGGAATCGGCAAAGCAGGCTCATAAACGAATCGATCGATTGGAGGCGACGGAGTAAATGGATTCCCAACTCTTCACCTGGGAAGCTCTCTCCGCAATGGGGGGAGCTTCTTTGCTGACGTACCTGATCGTGCAGTATACCAAGGGGCTTGTTGACTGCTTTGCAAAATGGCTGCCGACGGACCTGTACGCGGTCGTGATCGCGACGGCCATTCTGACGGCTGCGCAACTCGCCATTGGCGCCGACGCGGGCGACTGGCGGGTGTATGCGCTGGCGTTGGCTAACGGCTTCTTGGTCGCGGCGGCGGCCGGCCAGATGCAGAACAAGGCGCTGAACCCGCCGGGGGCATCCGGGGGCAGCGGGAAAGGGGGATGAGAACCATGGCTAAAGGCATCGATTGCGCGATTCCGCTGACCGCCAATACGGCCAAAGCGATTGCCGCAGCCGGATACACCTTCGCGGCGCGATACCTGGTGCCGGAGCGCTATGCCTGGAAGCGGCTGACGAAGGGGGAAGCGGAGGCCATCACGGCCGCCGGGATGCAGATTGTCAGCGTGTTCGAGACGACCGCCAATCGGCCGGCGGGGGGCGGCGCGGCCGGGATCGTAGACGGCGCAGAAGCCCTCAAAGAGGCTATCGCCATCGGTCAGCCTCTTGGTACGGCCATCTATTTTGCCGTGGACTACGACGCGCAGCCCAAGGACTACGACGCGATTGAGGCGTACCTGCGCGCCGCGTCGTCCGCGATCCCCGGCTATCGGGTCGGCGTTTACGGCTCGTATGCCGTCATTGAGGAGATGGCCCGGCGCGGCGCCGCCAAGCATTTCTGGCAGACCTACGCCTGGAGCCGTGGCAAGAAATCCGCGTGTGCGAACATCTGGCAGCATCAAAACGGCGTGAGCCTGGCCGGCGCGACGGTCGACCTTAACGAATCGTACGGCGGCGAAGGCTGGTGGAACACGAACCCGGTACCGGCGGCCGCACCGCAGCCCAACGAAAAGGATACCATCAAGGTCGTCGTCAACGACAAGCTGGCAGGCTACGGTCGAGCGATTGACGGCCACGTCTATTTGCCGCTGCGGCAGTTCGGGGAGGCGCTCGGCAAGGTGGTCCACTGGGACAATGAGTCCAAGCTGCCATACGTGGACGGCAAGGTCGTGGACGTGTTCGAGATCATAGATGGGGTGACATATGTGGGAGTGCGGGCTGCTGCCGAACTGTTAGGGGCGCAGGTGAGTTGGAACGGAGAGGTCAAGAAGGTGTTTATTTATTGTTAATGATCGGCCCGGGGGCTTCGGCTCCCGGGCTTTTTGCCATGCAACATCACTAATTTATTGTCAAACCAGAAATGAGGATAATAAAATGCGATTATTGGTTTAAATTATTTGCAAAATTAGGAACATGTGTTCTCATTTTGATATTGACTACTGGTAAAAATGCGTTATTATTGGTGAAAGGAGGGAAGTGTTATGTGCCGGAGTGCCCAACCATTCGCCTATTGGTTTATAAAAAACAATTACGATACACCCAGAAATACATTCGATGGAAATATGAAATTGCAAAAGTTGTTATATTTCTCCCAATTAGTTCATCTCGCAAAATATGATGAGCCATTATTCGACGATACGATTTATGCGTTTAGACACGGGTCTGTAGTTGAAACTGTTAGACAACCTTACCATCACGATTTTCAAAATTATGTAATCAGAGCGCTTTCTCAAAAAATTGACCTTACAAGCGAACAACTTGACACTCTCCAAACTGTCGAGGAAATTTTCGGACAATTGTCTGCGTCAGAGCTATCTGATATCAATCATGAACATGTTTCATGGCGTGAATCATACGGTAGATCACTTAGTGGTGGATATTCGTGGAAAGAAAATGCTTATATCACGATAGATCAGTTGCGGAAAAATGAAGTTGACCTCATTAAAGAGACAATTAAAGCTTATGAGGATGGCTTAATGAATGACAATTTTATTGAAATAAATAATGTGAAATTTTATTATGACCCAAATGAAATTGAACTCGACAGCAACTTATTGACTATATTAGAATCTTTTAGCGGGGAAGATTCTTCTTATACAATTTATAAAGACGAAACGGCTGGCTTAGTGATTTTCTAATGCCAATCACTGCTGGTAACGGATTGCTGCTAAAAGCAATCTATGCAGACGGAACGGAGTGTTCAGAACCCCGCACATTTTTAGTAATTGAAACCTCCGATAAGTTTATCCGTGCTTTAAACGTATCGTCAATAAAAGGAAAAGAGCATAAACTTGCTTTGCCTTCCAATGAACGAATTTTAAAATATTCTCCTCCTTTTAAAAGAGATTCATTTGTTAAACTTGACGCTCTTTATGAATTTGAATATTTTTCAGAGTTGGAGTTAAGCGTATTATGCGGGAATCGAACAATGGATCCAGTGCAGTTATCGATAATCCATTCAAAATATTCCCTTTATAGCAACACATATGAAATTTTAAAACAAAGAATCAGTGCACAAGATATTAGATCAAGGAATCCGCATTTATTGAAAGAAAGAAGAATAACTCATTAAAATTCTGAGCAGTAAAGGCGGAGAGCCTCATCCGCCTTTTTTTGTTATATCTTACCTACTGTCCTCCTCCCCACCGAATGCTACAATCAGTATAACGATTCTTATAACGAAGAAACAGAGACTTTTTTTTCACTGCTTTTTTTACACCACAAACCGCACAAACTCCGGTGCCCGCAACATTCCGGTCCGGGATCGTTGAGGCCGTCGAAGAGATCGCACAGGCATGGGGGATATGAGGGAGCCCCGGCACTTAACCGGGGCTATTTCTATGCCCACAACTGCCCACAATGGGGGAAATTTTGGTATGTTTTTGCTTGTTTTGAACAGGGCAATAACGGGCAATAGAAAACGCTGAGAACCATTGATACATAAGGGATAGACGTGGTTTAGAGTGAAAAGGCGGGCAACCATTTATCTTAGTTAATAACCTATTGCTTTTGTCGTGATATATAATACACGGTAGACCGTGTATTATAAAAACAGATTTTATATAAATTTTATTTTGCCGGTGTGGCTCAGGGGTAGAGCAACGCATTCGTAATGCGTGGGTCGGGGGTTCGAATCCCTCCACCGGCACCATGATTAATTATAAGTGACCTCGATGTCAAGCGCCATGGATCCATTATCCAAGCGGTTGGCATTATTTATTTTTATCTCCTTTACCATCTCCTGCATGATCGCCTTTTTATCGGCATCACCGCAGTTGGTTATCATATCCAATAGTTCGGCAGCCGTTATGTCGTTTCCGTCACCATCGCTGACGTCTGCAATCTCCTCCAATGCGTCCCGAAGACTCTTTTCCTCCGCCTCCAATTCGGTGCGACGCAATAAAAAATCGTCGCGCGAAATCAGTTCGTCTACATACATTGTCTGAAATTTACGTTTACGCTCGGCGACAAGTTGCAAACGCCGGTTTAGGTCTGCGATGGCTGCGTCAACGTCAATTTCGCTTTCCGGCTCAATTTCGACGTCGCAATGTTCCTCGAGCTGACGTTTGACGTGCTGCATAAAAGCGTCCTCAAGCACATCCTCACGTATGTAGGGCATAGAGCATTTAAAATTTTTCTGCCGGTTAACGCACGCATAATATTTGGTGCGCACCGACTTGTATTTTCGGCTTGTCCCGCTCATGGCATATCCGCAGCGACCGCAGCGCAGAATACCGGAATAGGCAAAGTCAGAAGTAGCCGCTACAGGCGGCAAGGTGCGTCGACGATCCAAAAGACGCTGAACGCGTTCAAACTGATCTTTGCTTATGATCGGCTCATGCTGACCATCGACGATGATCGGCGCTCCAGTTTTGCCTTTGCCGCGCTTACGGAGATTCCAGCGGAGTTTACCAATGTAAACAGGGTTGCGCAGCATGTAATTGATCGTCGTTGTCGACCAATGCTTATTGGGGGGCGGGATGCGCTCCGCCTCTAGCTGTTGCTGGATGGCGCGCATACCTTGCGTGGCCTCATAAGCGTCAAAGATGCGCCTTACGATCCGGGCTTGCGCCTCGTTTATTCGCATCTTCCCATCAATCATGTCATATCCGTAGCAAGTCGTCCCACCTGGACGTGATCCCTGCCTGACCATCTCCTCCATACCAAAATAGACGCGCTCAGCCAGATTCTCGCGTTCCCATTGCGCCAAGGCGGCAACAAGCGTAATAAAGAGCCTACCAGTGGCCGTTGTCGTGTCGTACATCTCCGTTACAGACTTAAACTTTATCCCGCGTTTGTCAATGCGTGCGAGTATCTCATAAAGATCAAGTACGCTCCGCGTCAGCCTGTCCAATTTGTAAACGACAATCACATCAAATAGATTATCATCCGCGTCGGCTAACATACGCTGCAATTCCGGTCGGTTGGTATCCTTGGCTGACTTTCCGTCGTCGGTATAAATCCCAACCACCGTCCACCCTTGTGAGTCGCAAAACGCCGCCGCCCGGTGACGCTGAGCGGGGACCGAGAATCCTTCCATTGCCTGTTCTTGGGTGGATACGCGAATATAAATTGCTGCCCTCATTGCGCCCTCCTTATAAATCTACGGTATATCTCAAGGCTTTACCGATAATCCGAACGGGATTTTCCATTGAAACAAGCATCGGGTCATAATTTTTGTTATCTGGAATCAAAAACGTTGCGCTACCTTGCATTTTGACTCGTTTCAAAGTGGCCTCGGTGTCTCCATTTACCAATACTGCGGCAATCTCGCCAGATTCAACAAATGGCTGCTCACGAATCAATACTAATGCTCCGTTTGGTATCGTCGGCTCCATGGAGTCTCCTTTGGCGATCAGATAGTACAAGCGACCGCTAGGAAGGTTGTCCAGTGTTTCATATCGATAACCACGGATATTCTCTTCTGCAAAAATGGGTGATCCGCAGGCAATTTCCCCAATGATCGGCACAGGCCTAACCTCCCTAGGTAACTGGATGATGTTAGAAGCAGGTGCATCAATAGGAGGAAAAAGATCGTTAATACTAACTCCCAAAACATCGGCGATTGCAAAGAGAGTATTTTGCTCCGGCTCATTTGTTCCGCTCTCATAGCCAGAAATCGTATTATGCTTCACCCCAATCTTTTCACCAAGTTCTTTCTGGGTCATTTTCTTTGCCTTCCTGAACTTTTTAATCTGATGACCTACATATCTGGTAACATCAACGTCAATTTTCATGAAATTTACCTCCTAACTGCTATCTATTATATCAAACTTCATGAAGTTGTAAACATAAAGTTTCACCAAACGTGAAAAAATTCGTTGACTCAATTAAAAACTTCGGGTAACATGAAGTTACGAGGAGGGGTGACCAAGATGCAAAACAAGCTCGCCGCGCATCGCAGGTTTTTAGGCAAATCGCAAAGCGAAATGGCCGCCTTGATTGGCGTGGATGTTAGGACTTACAAAAACAAGGAGCTTGGCATTACGCAGTTTAAGGCGCGGGAGATGTTCGCGATTGCGCGAGAGTTCGGGGTGTCGATCGAAGAACTTTTTGCGCCCGAAAACTTCGAGAAACATGAAGTTTCGTGATGATGGGGGTGATCCGATGCATATGGTAACTGAAACCAACAGCATGTCTCGCGATGCTGCAATCTCGGCTTTCCGCCTTCTTGCTGCGATTGCTCGGCGGAAGAGGAAGGCCAAGCAAAAAAAGCCGGCGTGAGAGGAAGTATCCATGAGTAAACGTGAAAGTGAGACACGCGCATTCCTGGAGAAGTGGCTCCGGGAGCAGAAAACGGGATGAAAGGAGCTGAACAAACCAATGAACATCCGCATTGAAAGCTGGAACGGGCACGATATCCGCTTCATTGAGCGGACGCCGGGCGATTGGTGGGCGGTTGCAGCAGATGTTGCCAAAGCTCTCGGATACAGACACACACCGCATATGGTTCGCATGATTGATGATGACGAAAAGAATTCTGTCCGCTTAACGGACAGTATCGCTAAACGGGGTAACCCGAACGTCGCAATCATCTCAGAAACCGGCATCTACGAAGCGGTCTTCAACAGCACAAGGCCGGAAGCGAAGGAGTTCAAACGCTGGGTTAAAGAGCTTCTTCGATCGCTCCGCCAAGCCACCGGGCTCGAAGGCTTCCAAGTCTTCCGCATGCTGGACAAAGAACACCAGCGGGAAGCCATGAGCAAGCTTAGCGCCTCTCTGCGGCGTCCGAAACGACCGGATTTTATCAAGGCTAACATTATAGCGGATAAGGCGGTTTCGACGCGTTACGGTCACCCCAAGATGCTCAAGAAGAACCAGATGACGCCTCAGATGCTGGTGGACCGTCAACCGATCCTTGAAGATACGGTCGAGCTAATGGGCGTTGTAGATCGATTTGGGCTTGATGTATCGGTCAGCCAAGCGATTTACAGCAAATATGCCAACTGAAAGGCAGGTATCCCCATGATCGCCATAACCGCAGTGCATCGCAGATTAGCGGAGCTTGCGGACAAGGCGAAACGTTTAGGCGGGTACGCAAATTTATCCGAAGCCGAACAAATAGAACTCAGCCACTGCTTACATGCAAACGCAAACCTGGTTTATCGCTACGACGTTTTACGGACCTTGTCCCTAATCGCTCACGAGGTTAACGACGTTGAGTGGCAGCATGAGATATGCCGGCAGATTGATGAATTGGCATCCAAGATGAAGTGAAGGGGGGTGAAGGGGAGTGAGCGAGATCAAGATCGAGGTAAAAGGAGAAGCCACAATCACGATTACGCCGGCGGCGGACACGGTGAATGTGGCTCCAGAGATTCGATTTGATGGCAGTCAGATTGATGTTGATCAACTTGATGCTGTTCTCGAAGAGGCAATTCAAAAAACCAATAGCAAACCTAAAAAAGCGTTTCTGATTGCTCTGAAAGAACATATAGCGGGTTTATATCCGAGTTCTTAACATCATTTTCAATTCGTCATTGACCGCTTTGTGGTATTGCTTGAGCGCGGCTTTAACCATCTCCTCCCTTCTTTCGAATTTGGTAAGTCTGGACAACTACCAATATTCGACAGAATGGGGTGAAATTCCTTTAGATAGGAGCGATCCAATGAGCAAATTTCAAATTTTCAACTTCAACGGCGCAGAGGTTAGAACGGTTGAAAAGGATGGTCATCCTTGGTTCGTGCTCAAGGATGTATGCGAAGTTCTTGATCTGGCGCACCGGACTGTCAAGCAGCGGCTGTCTGAGGACGTATGTTCAACATACCCCCTTCTAACGGCCGGCGGCATTCAGAATATGACCGTAGTCAACGAAGACGGACTATACGACGTGATTCTCGAAAGCCGCAAACCCGAAGCACGAGCGTTCCGGAAATGGGTAACGGGCGAAGTCCTGCCGACGATCCGCAAGACTGGCGGCTATGTCGCGAATGAAGACGCCTTTATTCAAACGTACCTCCCATACGCTGACGAACATACCAAATTGATGTTCCGGGCCACGCTCGAGACGGTACGCCGGGCAAACGAGCAAATCGCGATAATGCGACCCAAGGCAGATTACTTTGATGCCCTGGTTGACCGAAACCTGCTGACCAACTTCCGGGACACGGCGAAGGAACTTAAAATTCGCCCATCTCGATTTATCGATTGGCTGCTGCAAAAGAAGTATATCTACCGCGATCAAAAAAAGCGGCTTAAGCCTTACGCCGAATACGTTCCAGACCTTTTCAACCTCAAGGAATGGGAGCGCGGGGCGAAAGCAGATGTCCAGACGCTTATTACTCCAAAAGGCCGGGAAACATTCCGATTGCTGTTGAGAGCCGAAGGCAAGGCATCATAAAGCGATGGAAGGGAGGTGAACGACAGAGATGAGCAAAACGCAAAGCAACAATCGAAGCGGAGGAATCGGATTTACCGGATTGCTTACGATCGTTTTCATTACACTTAAACTGACCGGATTCATCGATTGGTCGTGGTGGTGGGTTCTTTCCCCGATATGGATTTCTGCGCTTCTTGTCGTTTTTATCTTACTTATCATAGCCATAATCGCCTACAAAAACTGAAAGGAGGTGAACGGATTGGATAGATCGGTGTATTGGATCGGAGAGATTTGCAACGCAGACTGGCGCGAACGGGTAATGCAAACGGCCGACGCGAAACCGCTCAAGGACTTGTTTGCAAGCAAGACCATTGAAGAAGCGATCCGGGCATACGAAAACGTCAACCAATAAAAAACAGCCCATAACTCGGGGTAGGAGCCGAGTCGGGCCACTCACAAATACAAGTTAGTCATAACATACCACGAAAGGAGCGGCTTGACAATGCCAATCCTTGATGGCGAACACATCGGACGGCCCGATCCGCAGGACAAACCGCTTGATATGGTCGCGGTCTGTGCCTGCGGATGCCGGCAGCGGATATATTTTGGCGACGAAGGCGTTTGGGAATACGACGGCGACTTATTTGCCAGCGCCGAATGCTTTGCCCGGTGGTCGGGCGCGGAAAGGATGGATGCCAAATGGTCATGATCCCCAATCCCGAAAAGCCGTCTGAGGCCGAAGAAATCATGCAATCTATCTCGGCGCTGTATCAATGCCAAGTCAACGGCCGCTGGGATATAGCGGCGCTCGACAGATGGCTAAGACGTCATCCCGAAAACATCATCCACGCCGCGCAACGGCTCGAAGATCGGCTAAATGAATTATTTCCACCGAAGGAGGATTAACATGAACGCTCTGCAAGCGCATGAATTTGACGATATTCCCGAAAAACGCGAACGGCTACAGATAGAAACGATTGATCAAGTTAATTGGGTGTTTCGCAAGCTTTCGGCCATCGAAGCAAAGCGAAAAGAACTCAAGCAACTGGCCGAAGCGGAACTTTATCGAATTAAGTCATGGCTTGAATCCGAAACATCAAAACTTGACCGAGACGCTGATTATTTTCAATCCCTCTTAAATGAATACGCTATTCGTCAGCGCGATATTGACCCTCAGTGGAGAAAAACTTCCACCCCCTACGGCACTGTCAAATTCAAAAGACAAGTGCCCAAGTGGCATTACGATGATGAAAGACTCATCGAGAGTCTTAAATCAGCCGGCCGTACTGACCTTATCCGAATCAAAGAAGAACCGAACAAGGTCGAGCTTAAGAAGGCCGTCAAGGTTGTAAATGGAGCAGTGGTTGACACTGAATCCGGCGCTGTTTTAGAAGGCGTACTGGTCGAGGAATTGCCTGACGCTGTGGTGGTGGAGGTTGGGGTATGAGCGACAAGGTTCAACTCTATCAAAAGATTTTGAACGTCATGTCCGCAATCGACTACCTCCAAAAAGACGACAGGGTTTTCTACGAAGGGCGAGGCGGCCAAAAAACGGATTACAAAGCAATCTCCGAGGAGAAAGTTACATCGGTCGTTCGGGCGGAACTCATCAAAAACAAACTGGTCGTCTTCCCGATCGAGCAGGAGCATAAGCGAGAAGGTACGCTTTCCATCGTCGATGTGAAATACAAAATTGTCGATGCGGAAACCGGTGAGTATGAAATCCTTGTCTCCAGCGGGACGGGCGTGGACACGCAAGATAAGGGCGTAGGAAAAGCCATGACATATGCCTTCAAATACTTATTCTTACGAACTTTCGCCATTCCGACCGGTGAGGACCCGGACAAGATCAGCAGCACCGAATTGGATGAGAAACAGCGCAAGGATGAGGAACGGAAGAAGAACGACGACCTAGCGGAAATCGAACGGGCTTCAAAACTCAACGCTGTGCTGAACAAATGGAAGTTACTGAGCGATGAGAAGGACGACGCCAAAGCGAGAGCGAGCTTTGACGCCTTCTTGAAAGGAAAGAACGGCAGCATCGAAACGGTATCATATGACTCTCTCGTTGTGATCGAAGAAAGCTTAGCGAAGAAGCTGCTTGAGAAAACCGAGAAGAAAGGGGCGTAACCATTGCTGAACCGTGTCATTCTCATCGGTCGTCTGACCAAGGACCCTGAACTGCGATATACCCCAAACGGCGTCGCCGTGTGTCAATTCACTCTCGCGGTAGACCGGCCATTCTCGGGAGAGGGTAAGAAAGAATCCGATTTTATCCCGGTTGTCGTCTGGAGAAAGCCAGCCGAAGCCGCGGCGGAATATCTTCGCAAAGGCAGATTGGCCGCCGTGGAAGGGCGCATTCAAGTGCGCAACTACGAAAACAACGAAGGCCGGCGGGTATACGTGACTGAGGTAATCGCGGACAATGTTCGATTCTTGGAACCGGCGAACCGCGACAACACAGTTTCAAATAGCAACGGCGCAGGTCGCAATGGGTCGACTAGCGACCCATTCGCTGATAACGGCGAACCGCTAGACATATCGGACGACGATCTGCCGTTTTGAGGTGAAGCATGGACCTCCAAAGCCACTTGAACGAGATTATGAGGCTTCGGAGGGAGGCGGATAGCCTCCCCGAGGACAATCCAGCTGGCCTCATGCAAAAGATCGAACTACTTGCCAAGTGCATGGTATATGTTGGCCGACTATCCAGCGCCCTGGACGGCGAATACAAGCGCGTCTACGCCGAACGCAAGCGTAGATATGCTGAAGCTTATATCGCGGCACCACGGGCAAAAGAAGCCCATGCAGAACTCGCTGTGGTCGAACTTCGGGAGAAGGAAGCCCAGGCTTACGAAGACAGTCGACGCTGGCGAAATGCTCTCGACAGTCTGACTGAAGAAATTCACTCGCTCAAGCTCAAAATGCGAATTGATTTCGCTGAGGGGGTGGCGGGAAATGTTTACGTATCGACCGGTCCCCAAGCCAAAACATAAGCGCCGCAGTAAGACCGCCAAACAGCGCGGCCAAGTCACAAAAGCCGTATATGCCGCGGCTTGGGAGCGCGCTGGCGGCCGCTGTGAGCGCTGTGGACGGTATCAAGGGCAAGTCTGGACCTTGGAGGCCGCACACGTCGAACGGCGTTGGAGATTTGGACAGGAGGGCGTCAAGGCAGAGGATATCGTGATCCTCTGCGGCCCCTCCACCGATAGCCGAACGTGCCACCATTGGGCGGATTATACCCGGGAAGGCCGGGAGTGGATGTTAAGGAAACGGGAGGAAATACGCTCCAGAGAGCGGTGATGAAGTGAATTACCTTGAACAGATTGTCGCCTTTCAGCGGTGGAAAGACGTGAACCCTTTACCTGCCAGCGCAATTGCACTGTGGTACGAATTGATGGCTACTTGCAATAAGGCTGGGTGGCCGGAGGAATTTACGGTTCAAAACGCCTTGCTGCAGGCGACAGCAGGGTTAAGCCGGAAAGAGTTCGACAGAGCCCGCCAAATCCTTATTGATCTCGGACGGATTCATTACACCAAATCGAAACGGGTGAACATGGCAGGAAAATATCAAATCATTCCATTCCCGATTGTTCAAAAGGGACAACAGAACGGACAACAAAAGGATCAACGGGAGGGGCAACGAGAGGAACACAAGAGGGACAACGATCGGGGCAACGTGAGGGACATCTTAAAAGATAAATATAAACAAAAACAAAACGAAACTTTATATACCGTTACCAAACGCGATGAGCCGGCAACTGTGGCAGATGCTTTTTGTCTCGCATTTGGGAAAACCATCATCCCTCCAAACGTCCAGGCTTTTATCGTGCCTTTGATCGAGCAATATGGAGAACGGTACGTCATCGAACTCATTCTTGAAACAGGCGAGGCAGCACACAGCCCAAGCCTTCGATATATGCAGTCTACTCACGAAGCTTGGCAAAGGCGCGGCATAACGTCACGTGAACAAGCAAAGCTCAAGAAGGGAGGCGAAGCACATGCAACATCTCGGGGAAGCCCTCCGCGAGGCCGTGGAGAGTATGATTCCCTCTCCCTCTGACGACTATTACTGTCCGATCTGCGAGAATCTCGTGCCAAAGCAGAAGATCAACATCCTCGGCGTTGAAAAGACCGTTCAACCACGATGCCCTTGCGAAGTAGCTGCATGGGAAAAGGATGTGACTGCTGCCGTCGAGCGGAAAGAACGGGCCGAGATCGAGCGGAAGTTTAACCTGTCGGCTCTCGGCGAACGATTCCAACTTTACACCTTCGACCGGTTCAAATCGCGCCCGGGAAGCGAAAAAGCGTTTGAAATCGCACAGCGATACGCGGCTAGGTTTGACGGCGCCAACGGTATGTCCCTCCTGATATGGGGCGATCCGGGTAACGGGAAAAGCCATCTGGCCGGCGCGATCTATCACGAAATCAAAGCCCGCGGTTATATCCCGGTGTTCCAAAGCGTTCCGGAACTTCTCGGACGCATTCGCAGCACATTCCGGAAAGGTGCGAACGAATCTGAATCCGAGATCATGCACGCGGTCCTAAAATGCGATCTTCTGATCCTGGACGACATCGGGGCCGAGAAGGTCAGCGATTGGGTGCTGGAAGTTCTCTTTCGGATCATCGATGGCCGATACCGGGATAAGCGGCCAACGCTCTTTACAACCAACTTTACGCCGACCGAGCTTCTGAAACGGTTTATGCCGGAGAGCCCAACTGTTGAACAGGAGATCGCGGCCAAGCGAATTCACGACCGAATTCTGGAAGTATCAGTGATCGTCGAAAACAAGGCGACCAGTTATCGCCGAGAAATGGCGGTCGAACGCGCAAGGAGGTTGCTCGAGGGTGACGAGGGATGAAGTGCTAGCCGAAATGGTCAAGGTCGCTCAAGCACTCGAACGACCCGGGCTTAAACCGGAGCAGATCATCCGGGGTGAAAAGCGGTATGCCGAACTCAACGCCCTTCTGGACGAGCTGACGGCCCGCGAGAAGGCCGCCAACGATAGACCGGCACAAATACCGTCGGAAGATTCTGAAACGCCTGAAAACGGCTCACAGGAGCCCACAGACCCAGCCCAAAAACACCTTGCAAAAATATGGGGAACATTGGGCGGCCGGAGAAAAAAGTGAGGTAGTCAAATGCCAACGCAGGGGCAAAGGGATAACTTTTATCGCAGACAGGCCATCGAGGTATGGGAGAGTTTTACTCCATACCTGAGAACAAAACTGGATGCAGTTGATTACATGCTCCGCCAGATCGTCGGCGAGATGCGGGCAAGCCGAGCAACGAGCGGAGTGATTGCAGATTATCTGCCGGGCGCATTCGCGGAGCTTTGGACGGAAGTAGCAAAAAACAATGACATAAAACTTGGGAGGTCACGCGAATGGGACGCTATGTTGGTATCGACCCGTCGACCAAAACGGGGATCGTCATCATCGACCGGGACGGACGATTGATAGACGCCGAGGAGATCACGGCCAAGGGCACGGACCCGGGCCGCATGCTCGACATCATCGACAACACGATCGAGCAGTTGGAGCCCAACGACATCGTCGCAATCGAGGGGTTTGCATACGGGGCCAAAGGTAACGCCGTTAGCACGCAATATGGCATCGG